CGAGATCGTCGATGTAGCGACTCGGTTCAACTTCCATCACCTTGCCCTTGGCGTAGCAGAAGTTGTCGAAGCATGTGTTCTTGAGCAGTCTAACCTTCACTGTATCCCCCTGTGGGGAGGAGCGGACAATCCGCCCCTCCCATGTTGTGATTACGAACCGGCTGCGTAGAGCCGGACCATCCTTGCAGCGTCCATCTCGGTCGTTGCGAAATTGATGTGCCACGCAATCGTGTTCTTGTTGCGGAACGGGTTGCCGATGTCGTGAGACGAAGCCTCGTTGATGTAGATGTTCGGCTCCATGTCTTCAAGGCCGACGCAGCCGATGGCCCCTTCGCCGATCAGCAAGTTGTCGTCTGCCAGAACGCCGCCGGTGGAGGTCTGCGAGAGGTTCTGCGAGCGATAGCAGGCTGTACCGTAGACCGACCCCATCTTGCCCTTGATCCACTTCTCCTGACCCATTGCGCCACCGACGTTGGTGTTCGCTTCGGCCCAGGTCATGCGGACAGTCGTCGCTTCCTGCACCATGTCGCGCTCGGAGAACGTACCGACGATGCAGGCCAGCTCGCCAGCCGGGTGACCGGCAACGTCATCGAACCCCTGGACGTTGTTGCGCCAGAGCAGTTCGGATGCGCCCATGACCGACGCGGCGGACATCGCCAGAGTGGTGACGGTCGTGGTGTCGCCACCGGAGACGGCCCCGGTCGAGTACCAGGTGTTGCTTGCCTGAAGCGCCTCGGCGCGGATCAGGAGGTCGATGGTCAGATGAGCGCCGTAAGCCATTCGCTTGGCGAGCTGCTCGCGGGAGCCCTTGACCTGAACGTACTTCTGGAGACTCGTCTCGGAGACGAACTCGCCGTACTCGGCGATGGTTGCCTCGTAGCCGGTCGTGGTCAGCGTGATTTCGCCCTCAGTGGTCGTGCCCTCCTCCAGAGACGAAGTATTGCCAGACGAGTTGCCGAACGTGTTGAATCGAGCAATCTTGCCCTCGCCCTCGGGGATGATCGCCTTGGTCGTGAACTTCTGCAACTGGAGCATCTTCTCCAGTGTCGGAACGAACTTCCTGACGAGGTAAGTCGTCAGCAGACTCGTTTGTAGTATTGTATTCCAAGTAGCCATGTGGCTCTACCTTTCCCGATACCTGTTCCCGCCGCGGCCATGTTGTCTGGTGAGTTCGGCGTCGATCTCTTCGATTGTCATATCTTCGACAGCCTTGGGCCTGGGTGCAGCGATGGGGGAACTGCCTGTATCGTCTGTTGCGGCGATCTTGGCTCTGCGGGACGCGGAGACTTGAGTCGCCCGACGCGTTGCGTTTCGCTCTTTCAGTTTCGAGAGTTTGAACTCACCGTAGGCCAGTCCCCACTCTTGCTCGAAGACCTTCGATGCAGCGTTGGCATTGAGGTTCTGCCCTGCGTACTGCTGCACGTTCTTCTGGATTATGGGGGAGATTGCGGCGAGTCGGGACTCTACCTCTGCCGACACCTGTTCCGGCGTAGGCTCGACCAACTCTCGCGTGACATCTTGCCTCATCTGACGCTCCAGAGTCTCGTAGGACGCCCGGATGCGGGCTTCCTTATGCTCCTGAAGCATCTCCTCGACGCGAGGATCGGCGAGTGGCTTGGCGGTCGGCTTGGGTTGAGGGTCGTCACCTTCGTAGCCAGTTTCCTCGGGCTGGTTTCGCCCAGAGAGAACGCCTTCTATCGAATCCAGTCGTTGATGAAGAGTTCCAACCAGCCCTGCTTCGCGCTGGCGGTCAAAGTGGAACTTCTGTCGTTCCAGTTCAACCTGCTTCAGTTGAAGCTGAAGCTCTTCGATCTTGTCGTCCCGCTCGTCAACATCGGCTTCCACAGGCTCGGTAGTCGTGGCCTCGCCGTTGGGCGGAACATCGTCAACTGGTTCCGTGGGCGACTGCTCGGCGGTGTCCTCGGCCTCCGCTTGCGCGGGTGGGTCAGGATCACCGGCTGCTGGCTGCTCCGGTTCCTGCTGGGGATTATCCTCCTCTGCGAGAGATTTTGCAAACTCGCCTTCGAGTTCCTCATCAGACATGTTGTCGTAGTCAGGCTGTGGCATGTTCTAGTCCCCCTTGGAGGCCGCTTCTCTGGCGGTGATGAACTCTCTGATTTCCTTGAAAGTGTTGGCTCTGACCACGCGAGTATGGATCGCCTCGTCCACCGTGACAGGAGCATCTGCCTGCTTGTTGACCCATTTCATCAGGCATGGGTGAAGCTCCCGAAAACGATGAAATTCAGTGAGCATCTCCTGGGATTTCCGGTCAAGTTCTTCCGTATCTTCCCGAAAGAACCTCATGTAGTCGGCAACCTTTTGCCTGACTTTCTGCCTAGCCAACCGGGCCTCCTCCGACCTGGGCAGGCAGAGCGCCTGCTGGCTCGGAACTCTGCACCGCACCATTCCCGTTGCCTGAACCAGTCTGCCCCGTCAACTGCTGGATCATCAGGTTCAGCATCATCTGTTGCTGATCGCCGATCATTGCCGCGACCTCGGGCAGTTCCATCGTGTCGCCGATCAGGTTTCTGAGGAGCAACTGCCACGGGATCTGTGCCCTGGCCTCCGGAATGGCCCCTGTCAGTGCTGCCAGACGGTCGTAAGCCTGGAGTTTCTCCTGACGACTCATGGCGATCCGGCTTCCGAGGAACATGATGTCAAATTCACCCATGATGTCGCCAATCCAGGAGGGTTCCGGGTCTTCTCCGACCCTTTCGGCAAGATCCTCGCTGGTCAAGAACTGCTGATCCCTGCGGAGCATCCCCATCGCAATCGACGGCATCGACTCACGCTCAAGCACCGCGGCAGCGAGTTCCGGCCGGCCGAGTGCCTGCTGCTGCTGGAAATTGGCCTGTGTTGCGGACGCTCTGGAAGATCCGAGGCCCTGTGCCTGGAATGCTGCGTTCGCCCCGAACGTCTCCTGCATCCCGACCTTGGTCTTGTCCATCTGAGCGAAACCTGCAAAGACATTCGCGTCGTACTTGATAGTCCCGACAGCGTTCGGACCACCCCTGATCGGGATCGGCATGTCGGGCGACCATCGCCTGAGCGCCGCGACATCAAGTCCTGAGTCTTCATCGAACGCTATCGGTGGATGAACCTGCCTGATAACGGCTTCTGCCGAGAGCCCCTTGACCGCATCCATCAGATCCTGGTCGAACCTGATCACCTCGGCAGGCGAAACCCCGTAGAACCTCCCGGTAGTTGGGTTGATCGTCAGTTCGTGGTACGGCAGGTTGGGATCGGCGTAGGGGTACGCGATATCCTCGACAATCTGGCCGTTCAGAACGGTGATCTGCCGCCTACTGGAGCCCTCGTCCTCCCAGGGAACGTCTCCGAGGTAGCGGAAAGCGATCATCGGGTTGAAGTTGCCGAGTTGGCCGTTATCGGTCGGTTGGTCGATGTTTTCGCGGAAATCGTCGGTCTGCGAGCTGGAATCGTTCCCGGCCTGCGTATTGTGCCCGCCTACGGCCTTTTCGACAGCTTCAGGACGCCACAACCGCCTGTCTGCCTTGGCCTGAGCCTGCATTTCGTTGAATCGCATCTTCTCGGCCACGCCGACCATGTTCTGAATCATGGTGTGTGCCGGATCGGGGAAGAAGTCCTGCACATCCACGCAGATCAGGTCTACATAGTCGGCCTGAACGCCCATCCCACGAACGAACTCGCTGAACTCTTCGCCGTTGCCCGACTGCTCGACATCTCGGATGAGTTGCTCTCTCTCCCTGTACTTCCACGGCGTTTTGACCACCGAAGTGCCGAATAGCAGCATGTCGATGATCGCGGAGGTCATATTGCGGAAGACGCCGGGACGCGAGAAGTTGTATCGAGTCGTTCGCGTGACGGTGCGGCCCTTCCCGGTCGCGTCTTCGTAGCCTACCGGGAGCGCCTTGACGTACTCGCCCTTCCGATCTCCCAGCAGCGACAGCACGAGGTGGGCCGCGTAAGACATGATCGCCTTATGCGTCTCGCCATCCTTCAAGATCATCTCGTGAGTCGCCCCACGAGAGCGGCTTCCTCCGGTACGACGCTGGCCTTGTCCGTAGGGTCTGCCGATAGTCCTGATGCTGTTCTGATCGTAGGGCTCGACCATGAAGTTGAGCAAAACCTCGATCCACTTATCGACGTACTGCTCCTTGTAGCGCCGTGAATGGGAAACGAACCCCATCACGAAGTCGAAAATGTCAGCGTCTGTTGGTTTCATCATGTCACTCCACGGTAGTCAAACTTGCTCGGTTTCCAATCATCTGCGCTGATCTTCTCATCAATCCGCTCTTGAGGCCAACTGACCATCATCCCCTTGTGATGCCGGGCATGGACACTGAAATCGACGTAGATGTCGAACCCGAACCTCTCGGCTCGCTGACAGAACGCCATGTCTTCCGACATGATGACGTTCCCCTCTCGGACACCTTCCTCGTGCGCGTCGTTCGGCACCTGAAACGGGTTCTCGGACGAATCGAGCATCACTTCAAGCACATCGCGGCGAACGCACAGTAGTCCCGTGCCGCAACGCGGGATCTTCTTGATACCCGTCGCCGGGAGCTTCTGGGTATCCCTGATCGAACTGAAGCGTTTGATGCCGGACTCGTCCTCGGACATGAAGCAAGCGAAAATGCCTCGCTGGGTGCTGATCCCGCAGACGATTCCGGAGACGATAGGGAGTCCGTGCGCCGCCAGTTTCAGCGGGGCGTCCCATTCGACTTCCTCATCGGCGTCGATCATCACGAGGTACTTGACCTCGGGGTTGTCGTTCGCGTACTCAAGGAAGTTGCGGACCATCTTGCCACGAGTGACCTCGACAAACCCTCCCTGCGGGTCTTGCAGCGTACCCCAGCGCATGCCCTGGTTGCCCCACATACCCGCTGTTTCCAGCATGCCCTTCGTGAACGCTAGCCCGGGACGGTGAGGGATCATAATGAGGATGGACTGCTTCAGTTCGTGCAGTTCCTCGTCGGAGAGTTGCGATGGATGCCTGCCGACCTTGACCGACTCGGCGCTGACGCACTTTTCGGGGTTCGGCCCCATGATGACCACCTCGCCGTAGTTTTCTTCCACCACCGCTCCCTTCATTTGATTCCCCAGAAATACAGATCTCTTGGGGACTGGTTCTCTATGAATTCATACCGCGTGAAACGCTTGACCAGTAATCCAAAGTGGCCGCGCTCCAGATTCATGTAGTAATTGTTTGTGAAGGGCGCATCGCCTGGAGAGGTTCTCACGGTTCCGTGTTCCGGCCTGCCTGTGGTGGCGCAGGAAAACAGCACCAAGCCACCATCGCGCACCAAGTCAATCATCTTCCCAAAGGTTTGTCGCCAGTGCCGGTCATGCTCGAAACACTCGCAAGATATCGCCACATCGAAGTGATCATCGTCAAATGCCAGTTCATGCCCAGCACACACCAGATCCACGCCGTCGCCTTCCCCCAGGTCGCAACCCACATACTCCTCGACTGAAGCCTCGAAAAACTGGCGGACGCTACCGTTGATATTCAGCGAACCAACTTCTAGCACCCTGCCGCTCTCGAAAAACTCTGGGAATTGCGACTTCACTCCGCTCACAAAATCCAACTGGGACTGATGACTCATCTGAACCAAACCTCCGCATAGTGCGGCCTGTTCTTCAGTAGCCACGGTACAGCGGCCCTGGTCAATGTCTCACCGTCCTGACCAATGGTCTGACTCCCTACATGATGCACATACGCCGTACTCAAGTAGTGACGAAATCCGGCAGTTCGCAAGTCCGCGCAATGCACATCGTCCGAGAACCAGTTCAAGGGCGGAAACTTGAAGCAGTCCCACGCATCGCGCCCGATCCAGCCGAATATGGGACTGAGAACCGGCACGGGCAGGATGGAATCCTCTGATGGATACCTGAAATAGTGCAGTTTCTGATCGAGGGGATTACTTCGCACGTTTTGGGCAGGTCTTGCGGCATCGCAACGAGCGCAAACCCAACCCACGGGTTCAATCGACTTCTGAACATCATCGAGCAATTGTCGGTAACTGTCCGGTGTCAACACAATGTCGTCATTGGCGCACACAACAGAATCGAAGCCGTCGTCAAATGCCTTGTCCATGATCTCGTTGTAATCGTCACCGAAATTACGCGGCTCGCCAACGACTGTGACGGCAGCGTCAAACTCCTTCGCGCCGACAATGGACTCCGGTCCACGCAGATACACTGGCGCTTCCGGGCAGTATTCGGAAATGCTTGCGAGCATCACACGCAGACCCTTACCAGTGACCGTCGAGATGCAGATTGGGATGGTGGGGTTCACGTTACGTCCCGCCTGCGGACCTGAGCCATCCACAGCGGCCCCTTTCGCAAGAACCGCCTGAACAGCGGATCGTTCGTGTTCGACCACGGAATCCCGCCCCACTTCTTCACGGTGTAGGCTTCGTTGACGAGGAACTCCTTGTTGGCCTTCGGGATTTCGGGAACGTTTCCATCGTCGTCTGTGTACGCAACGTGCGGGTGGGACTGGTGAAAGATCAGGCACGACTCGTCGAGAACGATCTTCCCGGTATTCAGCGCGGTCCTCGCCGTCCAGTCGTTGTCCTCTAGTTCCATACCTTTCAGGTACTCAATGTCGTAGTCTTCCACCGCGGCACGAGGCGCACGCACGAACCAACACATCGGCAGGAATCGACGACGAGAGAGAAGTTCTATTCCCGTGTCCATATCAACGACCCGCGGAACCCACATCGCATCGTCGTGCTGCCGTGCCTTCTCCAGCGTGTTTGGCGGAATGATGCAGTCGGAACTCAGGAAGGTGATGTGATCTCCCTCTGCTTCCTTGATCGCAATATTGTTGGCAGCGGCAGGGTTGTTATGCCCGTTGAAGTTGCACGCATCCTTTAAGTCGTGGAGCGTATTGTAGTCGAGCCATTTGACAGGCCAATTGTCGATGATGTTGTCGTGGTACGACTTTGCAAAGTCAGCGCTTGACCCATCGTTGACAACCAGAACCTCTGTATCTTCCAAATCGTTTCTGCTGAGAGCGGCAAGGACCGCTTCCAGTACTCGCCAGGGCCGATTGAAAACGGTCAGGATGATGGTGTCGCGCACTAGTTACCCCCCAGTGTGTATATATCTGCCGAACGAACGGCGGTTACTGTCGGCTCCAGGCTGTTCACGAAACGGACTGAAGACCTGTTCACTGTCTGCATGATCAATTTTCGGCGAGTGAGTAGCCACACACTCCAGCGTGACAAACGCGCAAACGTCCAGCACATCGTCATGCGGGAGGTTGTTCCTACCCAGCGGCAACGGCCTGAACAGTCGCGCCTGCCCGAGGAACTTCTCCAGGAAGTCCTTGGGAACAGAGTCGCACATCAAGAACTCCCCGTTCTCGCCTTTCTCAGCAAGTTTAGCGATACGGAGATTCTTAGCCTTGGACTGATAAGCTCCCTTGAAAGGAAGAATTTTGAGCTTGACTCCGTTTCTTCGTGCTGACCGTCGCAACGAATGCTCACGATCTGCCTGAAGTCCTCCATAGGCTTCGTTGTATACCCATGCACCGGGATACCGCTGAGCGTACCTACAGATTTCGTCTTCTCCAACATCTGGTGTCCACTCCTTGCTGAAAGAGCCATCTATAAGGACAGCTAAATCTAACTGACCTCTCCTGATGCACTTGTAGACTGCAATTGCCCAGTCGTCCTTGGTCCCGTCTCCACGCTTCTTCTCGCCGACACCAGAGAACGAACCAACCTTGGCCGGCGCGGGATCAGAGAGGATGAAGTACGTCCCCGGCCCCTGCGCCTCCTGTCTGGTGATGAACTGCTCGCACTGCGGCTTCCACGGCTTTTCAGTCTGCGGCGACGGGTCGTTCATCCGCTGAGCAGCGTAGTCGGCCTGCCCCATCTCGCGTAGAGCAGTCTCCTCCCGCTTGAGCGCAGCCTCCACACCACCCGGAACACGCTTACTGCCAGGGCCGAAGTGTGTCGGCAACCCCTTGTAGTCCATCTTCCCGTCTGTCTCACGAGCGTGTCGGACGATGATGTCCCACTCCTTGTTTCCTATCCAATCGCTGTAGATGTCGTTCTCATCCCACCGGGTACCAACAAGCCTGACCCGACCCATCGTGTTCAACACGTTCAGCACGGTACGACGCCACCAGTTGCGTATCCGGCTCATACCGGTCGACTCTTCCATCGTCTGCTGGCCGATGATGTCGTCCAACATGATCAGGTCAACATGCGCTCCCGTGATCTCCGCACCCGCACCCTTTGCCCGCATGGTCGGCTGGCGCTTCGTCGTCGTCTTATGACCAGCCCTTCTAACAATGAAGGAGCCCGTCTTCAGAAACTTCTTGTTGGAAGCCAGCGGCATGATCCGATAAGGCTTCCCACGCTTCTCCTCGATAAAGAAATCCGCCGGGTAAACACCAACCGGATCCAGAGAACGCAGCCACTCATTGCTCTTGAAATGCTCCCCGACCTCCTGGAGCAAAGCCTCCGCCTCGCTCTCCACAGCGTGGTTCACCATGATGGTGATGTCAGGATCTCGAAGTATCTCCTGCACCGCCAATACTATGGTAAAGATCGTAGACTTCAGCCCCTTGCGCTGGAAGAAGTTCCCAACCCGCGGATGCTCTCGTAACAAATCCATCCGCTTACAAAGAGGCCCGTGGAAGTCAGCAGTCATACCCTGCTGCTCCTCCGGAGTCCACTCGTAACCCAACTTGGTAGCCAGAAAGTACAGGTCCGTCTGCGCTCGCCGTAACTCCCGCTGGCGGGCGCGGTCCTTGCGAACGGCTGCTGACCTGTTAGCGGACACTACTTTGACTTCCGCTTCCTAGCCTTATCAGAGATCTTGCCGAGTCTCTTGGAGAACTTTC